CCCATTTCCAATAGCGCGGGTACTGGGAAACTTTTTCCGGGAGGTGATCGATGTGGCCGCGAAAAAGAAAGCAGCAATCAAATGCGAGACGATCAAGCTCATGCAATCGCTCGGTGTATACAAGCCGGAATACGATCCGCTCATCGAAATCTATGCCGAACTTCGGGAGCAATACGCTGCGCTGACGCGGGAGTTCGTCCAGAGCGGATACCAGTACCAGGTCAGCACCGACCAGGGCGGCAGCAAGAAGGCCCCGATCGTCGCGGCGCTCGAATCGCTCCGGAAGGACATCCTGGCATATGCGGACCGGTTGTGTCTGAGCCCGAAAGCGCTCGAGAACGTGACTGCGGAGAAGGGCAAGACATCCTCGCTGGCTGCGGTCTTGCGTGAGATGGATGGCTGAGGCGAAGAACCTTCCCATCGTCATGGAATACGCCAGGAGCATCGTCGAGGGACGAAAGATTGCCGGCAGGGAAGTGGTGCAGGCGTGCCAGCGGTTTTTGGACGATCTGAACAATCCGGAATACGAGCTCCGCACGAAAGATCCGGAGTTCGTTATCCAGATCATCGAACGAACCTTTGTCCACGACAAGGGCGAGGCGCTGGACGGAACACCCTTGAAAAATAAGCCTTTTCTTCTTCAACCTTGGCAGAAATTCATCGTTTACAACCTGCTCGGATTCTGGAAGAAGGGGACCAATGAACGCCGCTACAAAGAGGCGTTTATTTTTGTGCCCAGGAAGAACGGAAAGACGCGATTCGTGGCCGCGCTCGCCTGGGCGCTGGCTCTTCTTAGCCGGCGGTCTGGTGCAACCATTTACATTGTGGCTGCAGCGCTTCGGCAATCCCGGGAATCTTTCAAGTTTATCCTCCACAACCTCAAGAGGATGGGCGAGGCGGAAAATTTCCGCATCCTCGACAACAACCAGGAGCACAGCATCAGTGGCGACCTGGGCGACGGGTCGATCTACATCGAGGCGCTGGCGGCCAATCCGGACCGGCAGGATTCGCTCAATTGCAACATAGCGATTGCCGATGAGCTGCACGCCTACAAGACGCCCAAGCAGTACAACATCATCAAAGAGGCCATGAAGGCGTACACGAATAAGCTCATGATTGGCATCACGACGGCCGGCGACGACATGAGTAGCTTCTGTTATCAGCGGCTGCAGTATTGCAAGAAGATCTTGGACAAGACCGTCCGGGATGAACAGTATTTCGTTTTCATTGCCAAGGCCGACGAGGATGATCGCGGGAACGTCGATTTTCTCGATCCGATCCAGCACGAGAAGGCCAACCCAAGTTATGGCGTGACGATTCGGCCGGAGGATATGGAAAACGAGGCGTTGCAGGCCCAGAACGACCCGCAGCAGCGGAAGGATTTTCTGGCAAAGTCACTCAACGTCTACACGGCTGCGATGAACGCTTACTTCGACATTCACGAGTTCCGGTCCAGCGATCGTAAATACAGCTGGACACTGGAAGAGCTCGCGAAACTGCCGATCAACTGGTACGGCGGCGCCGACCTGGCAAAACTGCACGACCTGACGGCAGCGGCGTTGTACGGCGAATACCAGGACGTGGCGATCGTCATTACGCACGCCTGGTTCCCGATCGTGGCGGCGACGGCGAAGGCCGAAGAGGATGGTATCCCGCTGTTCGGCTGGCGGGATGACGGCTGGCTGACGATGACGAACAGCGCTGTCACGAACCACGCAGAGGTCATCAAGTGGTTCAAGGAAATGAAGGCCAAAGGGTTCCGTATCAAGCAGATCGGCTTCGACCGGAAATTCTCGACCGAATTCTTCCGGGACGCGAAAAAAGCCGGTTTCAAACTTGTGGACGAGCCGCAGTATTTTTGGCGCAAGTCAATGGGATTCCGGCGGATTGAGGCGAAGGCGAAACTCGGAAAACTTTACTACCTGCATTCGGACGCCTATGAATATTGTGTGCAGAACGTACACGGCATCGAGAAGACCGACGACCTGATCCAATACGAGAAAATCAGTGAGAACCGACGCATCGATCTGTTCGACGCGTCGGTTTTTGCTTGCGTGCGATACCTGGAAGACACCGACCAGGCGAAGGCGCAAGAGAACTGGCTGAAAGGCGGTGATAGTGCTTGAGCAAACGGCAACGGCAGCGGGCGCGGCAGCCGACCGAGAAGCGAAGCAGTGAAGGGCTGCTCGGTTACTGGCTTAAAGGCGAAGACTTAACCCTTCCGACCGGGTACGTGCGGCTCTCCGAGTGTCCGGAAGTCCGGATGGCTGTCGACCGGATTGCGGACATGGTGTCGAACATGACGATCCATCTCATGCGCAACGTCGAAGGCGGGCACGAGCGGGTGCAGAACGAGCTCAGCAGGAAGGTCGACATTGAGCCTTACAGTCTCATGACCCGAAAGGCGTGGCTCTACCACATCGTGCACACCATGCTGCTCGAGGGTGACGGGAATGCTTTTGTGTTTCCGGTGTTCAGCTTGGACGGGTATCTTGAGGAGCTTATTCCGATTCCGCCGCATATGGCGGCGATTCTCCCGCCGCAGCAGAACGCAATCGGGCTCGCGACCGGGTATCAGATCATGATTCAGGGGCGCTTATACAATCACGACGAGGTGCTGCACTTCAAGATCAACCCGGACCCGCAGGAACCGTGGCGCGGCCGCGGATACCGGCTGATTCTCAAGGATGTTGTGGCGAACCTTGCGCAGGCGGCGAAGACGAAGAATGCTTTTATGGGCGACAAGTGGCGGCCGTCGATCATCGTCGCAGTGGATGCAGACACGTCGGAGCTGTCGAACGACGAGGAGCGCGAAAAGGTGATCGAGCGTTTTATCGGCGACGGAAAGAGCGGCAAACCGTGGATTATACCGGATGGCATCCTCCGGGTTGAGACGATCAAGCCGCTCAGTCTGCAGGACATCGCGATCCATGAGAGCGTCCAGATCGACAAGCGAACGGTGGCGGCCATGCTCGGCGTGCCGCCGTTTTTCGTGGGCGTGGGTGAGTTCAAGAAGGACGAGATGAACAACTTCATTCGGACGCGGATCGCTTCCATCGGCACGATCATCGGCCAGGAGCTCACGAACAAGATCCTGTACGCGCCGGACCTGTATTTCCGACTGTCGGCCCGAAGCCTTTACGCTTACGATCTCGGCGAGCTGTCTCGGATCGGCATGGAAATGTTCGTCCGTGGGCTAATGGATGGCAACGAGGTCCGGGATTGGGTCGGCCTATCGCCGCGTGAAGGCCTGGACGATCTGGTCATTCTCGAAAACTACATCCCGCGCGGCATGATCGGCGAGCAATCCAAACTCCAGCAGGGAGGTGATGACGGTTGAGGGATACGAGGCAGACGCGGAGTCTCCGAACTGAGCTCAAGACGCGCGCGGAGGGCGACGACGAGCTGGTGATTGAGGGGTATTTCTCGGTGTTCGGCCGCGAGACGGAGCTCTGGCCGGGAGCCTTCGAGGAGATCGCGCCCGGCGCGTTTGCGAACACGCTGTCTAACGACATCCGGGCGCTGATCAACCACGAGACGCGCCTCGTTCTCGGCCGGAACAAGTCCGGCACGCTCGAACTGCGCGAGGACAGCTATGGGCTGTGGGGCCGGATCAAGATCAACCCGAACGACACGGATGCGGTCAATCTCTACGAGCGCGTGAAGCGTGGGGATGTGGACCAGTGTTCGTTCGGGTTTAATATTGTCCGCGAAGACACGGAGTGGCGCGAAGACGGCTCCGTGAAGTGGACGATCCGCGAGGTCGATCTGCACGAGGTCAGCGTCGTCACCTTCCCGGCCTACGAGGACACCGGGGTGCAGGCCCGCAAGCGGCAGGTCGAAGAGCACCGCGCCCGCCTGCTTGAGGCGCGGCGCCAAAAAATCATCGAAAGGGTGAGAAACATTGCTCAGACAACTGGTCATCAGCAAAAAGATTGAGCAGCGCAAGAATGCGCTGGCTGAACTCCTGATCCAGGAGGAAGAGTTGCAGAAGCGCAGCGAAGCGCTGGAGACGGCCGCCACGGAAGCCCAGAACGACGAGGAACTGGCTGTTGTGGAAGAGGAAGTCGGGAAGCTCGAGGCGCAGAAGGGTGAGCTCGAGCAGAAGAAGTCGAAGCTGCAGGGCGAGATCGCCGAGCTCGAGGCCGAGCTCGAGCAGCTTAATGCAAAGCCGCCGGCTGAAAATCAACGGTTGGCTGAACCTCCGGCGCAGCAGCCGGTACAACAATTCGAGTACAGAGGTGAAAGCAAAATGAGCATTTTCCGCAACCTGTCGAGACAAGAGCGCTCCCAACTCGTCAAGCGTGACGATGTCCGCGAGTTCCTGGAGCGCGCCCGTGAGCTGGCCGGCCAATCGCAGATCCGAAGCGTCTCCGGCGCGGAACTGACGATCCCGGACATCCTGCTGGAGCTGATCCGGGACAATTTGGATCGGTACAGCAAACTGGTGAACCGTGTACGGCTTCGCCGGCTGCGCGGGACGAGCCGCCAGAACATCCTCGGCGCGATCCCGGAGGGCATCTGGATGGAGGCGCACGGCAAGCTGAATGAGCTTGCGATCGTCTTCAATCAGATTGAGGTCGACGGATACAAGGTCGGCGGTTTCATCCCGGTCCACAATTCGGACTTGGAGGATTCCGACGAGAATCTGGCCGAGATCATCCTGGACAACATCTCCCAGGCGATCGGTTTCGCGCTGGACAAGGCGATCCTGTACGGCACGGGCAAGAAGATGCCGCTCGGTATCGTGACGCGGCTCGCGCAAACGTCCAAGCCGGATGACTGGGGTCCGCACGCACCGGATTGGACTGATCTCCACTCCTCGCACATCGTCAAGATCAATCCGTCCGGCAAGACCGAACAGGAATTTTTCAGCGAGCTTGTGCTCAAGCTGGGCAGCATCCCGCGCGCCAACTACACGACGACGGGTCAGCTCTGGTGGGCGATGAACCGCAAGACGAAGGCGGTCCTCATGTCGAAGGCCGTCGTGTTCAACGCTGCCGGCGCCATCGTCGCAGGCGTCAACAACACGATGCCTGTCGTCGGCGGCGATATCATCGAACTGGACTTCATTCCGGACAACGACATCATTGGCGGATATGGCGAGTTGTATCGCCTCGTCGAGCGCAAGGGCGGCACGTTCGCGCGGTCCGAGCATGTCCGGTTCATTGAAGATCAGACGGTGTTCAAGGGTACGGCCCGGTATGACGGCAAGCCGATTTTCGGCGAAGCGTTCGTCGTTGTCAACATCAACAATCAAGACCCGACGACCACGATCCCGTTCGCTCCAGACACGGCGAATCCGCAGGATGCGTACCTGAAAGAGCTCAAGATCGGCAACAAGACGCTGTCTCCGTCGTTCGACCCGGCCACGCTGAACTACACCTGCACGACGACCGACGCAAGCAACACGGTGACGGCAACGCCTGTCAAGTCCGGCGCATCGGTCAAGATCACGCACAAAGGTGTGGACCACAACAGCGGCGACACCCTCACCTGGGACAGCGGCGACAATGACGTGGCCATCACGGTCAAGTTCGGAACGACGATCGTCGTCTACAACGTCGTTGTCACGAAGTCCTAATCGGGCGGCGGTCTAAATGGACCAGACACAGATCCTTGCGCTCGTCAAGGCGCGGCTCGGAATCACGACGGCGGTCAGGGATACATACCTGGCCGCCATCATTTCCGGCGTGATCGACGAGCTCACGAAGGAAAAGGGCATCACGCTGAACGCCGACGACGCTCATCACCTGATGTTTGTTGTCGACTACGCCACGTGGCGCTACCAGTCCCGAGACGAGTCCGGCGCGATGCCGCGGCATCTGCAGTATCGGCTGCATAATCTGATCATTTCAGCGGGCGGTGGTGCCGATGACGTATGATCACGAACTGACGTTGATCGGAGAGACGATCGAGGAGGACGAAATCGGCAACCAGGTGCCGGTCGAGACCCGGACGACGGTTCTGTGCTCGCTCCATTCGGTTGCTCGTAATGAGTTTTATAGCGGTGCTGCCGTCGGTCTTAAGCCAGAACTGGTGCTGACGGTACACGCCTATGAGTACAACGACGAGCAGATTGTTGAGTTCGAGGGTAAGCGCTATAAGGTGATCCGCGCGTACCGGACCGACACCGAGGAAATCGAGCTCACGGTCGAAAGGGTGGTGTCCGGTGGCTAGTATCAACATCGACAACCTCGCCGCCGAAATCACGCTGGCCGTGAAGGAATATACCGAAGACGTATCGGCAGCAATCGAGCGCGAGGCCGACGAGTCTTCGGAGCGCCTCGTTAAGGAAATTCGTGCACGCTCTCCACGCCGGACTGGAGAGTACGCGAAAGGCTGGACTCGGAAAAAGATGGGCGGGGACGGCGAGATCCGCTATGTCGTCTACAACCGCAAGAAACCGTGGCTCACTCACTTGCTCGAGTTCAGTCATGCGAAGCGCGGCGGTGGTCGTGTCGAAGGGCGGCCGCACATCCGCCCGACGGCTGACAAGGAGATTGAGGCGTTCCAAAACCGTGTCCGCGCGATCATCCGGAACGGAGGGTGATTGATGACTCTTGCCGAACTATATCAAGCGTTGAAGGCGATCGGTTATCCGGTCGCCTATTCGCATTTCGTTGACACGCCGGAGAGCCCGGCTCCATCACCGCCGTTTATTACGTATCAGTTTGCGTATAGCAGCGACCTGATGGCCGACAATCAGAATTATGCTGAGATCAGCAATTTTCAGGTTGAATTGTACACGGCAAAGAAGGACTTGGCTGCCGAGGCTGCTGTCCAGAACAAACTCAAGGATCTCGGGCTGCCGTACTCGAAGACCGAGATCTATCTCGAGGACGAGAAATTGTTTCAGGTTATTTACGAAATCCAACTGATCGGAGGTTGACCAATGAGCCAGAACAAAGTGACATTCGGGCTGGAGAAGGTACACGTCGCCTTTTTTGACGATCAAGCTGCACAACAGCCGGCATGGAAGGCTCCGATTCCGATTCCGGGCGCGGTCCGCTGGACGCCGACAGCTGTCGGCGATTCGACGAATTTTTACGCGGACAACACCTTGTATTTCAGCTACACGGCCAATAACGGCTACACCGGCGAGCTGGAGCTGGCGAACGTGCCGGACGCAGTCCTCGCCGAGATGCTCGGCTGGGAGATCGACGAGAACGGCGCGCTGCTCGAGGTTTCCGACGCGATTCCGAAGCATTTTGCTCTGATGGGGCAGATTCAGGGCGACAAGCGCAACCGCCGGTTCGTCTACTACGACTGCGTTGCGTCCCGGCCGGCGAAGGAGCGGCAGACGAAGGCAGAGTCGATCACGCCGGCGACGGACGTCCTAAATCTGACTATCTCGCCTATCGAGATCGACGGCAAGATGATCGTCCGGGGCGAGATGGAGCTGAGCGACACGAACCAAACGGCATACAACGGATTCTTCTCCGCCGTGTACGTGCCGGACTTTGGGGAGTGATACAGTGCGCGAGGTACAAGTCGGCGACAAGACGCTGAGGCTCAGGGGATCGGCCCTGAGCCTTTTGCATTACAATCAGGAATTCGGCCGGGACCTGCTCGCCGACCTGGTCGGCATGATGACTGGACTGGCCGGGATTCAGGTGCTCGCCAGCGGCGGCGAGGCAGATCCAGCGAAACTCGACCTGAGCAAGCTGGACTCTGTGGCGCTCCTGCGCCTGATCTGGACGCTGGCGCGGACGGCTGCCGGCGTGGGCGGGCAGTTTCCCTCGTTTGCCCGCTGGCTCGAGGAGCACGAGGATATTGACATTTTTGATCCAGAGTTGATGACGGCAGTAATGGAAGAGGCGACGAAAATCTTTTTTCGTC